GTCCGAGCTATCTCGCAAGCATGGCGCCAGCCGCGCCGCTATCCAGAAGCACATCGAAGCCGAGGGTTGGGCGCAAGATGTCGAGCCGGTTCTGCAGCGCAAGGTTGCAGAGAAAGTGGCCGGCATTGTGGCAGGCTGCAACCCCGAAAAAAGGGCGGATGCTCTCGATGCTGCCGCTCAGCGCCGTGCCGATGTCGAGCTCCGCCACCAAGTGGAGTGGGACGAGCACAAGGCGTTGATCGACAAGGCCCTCGCCAACAAAGATTTCGAGGCGGCGAAATTGGCGAAGATCACGGCGGAGACGCTGAAAATTCGCCAAGAGGCCGAGCGCAAGGCGTGGCGGATTGACCTGGCTCAACCGCCGGCGGCTATGAGTGTGACGGTCTCCAACCTGACGAACATCGCCAGCCCGGATGAGGTGAGGCGGATCCTGGCCGCGGATAAGGGCGGCGCGTTGCCGCTGTGAACGAACTCACGCCTGACCAGTTACGCGCCGTGCGTGCGCTGGGGCGCGAGGACTTGGCGTGGTTCAACCGGCTGATGTTCTGGAGCCGAAGGAAGCATGCCTGGCAGCGCAGTGCGCATCACGATGCGATCACCGACGCGCTGCAGGCGGTGTTGGAAGGGCGTGTCCGGCGGCTGATCATCAACATCCCGCCGCGCTACAGCAAGACGGAGTTGGTGAAGGCCTTCATCGCCTGGGGCCTCGGGCGAGCGCCAGACAGCGAGTTCATCTACAGCAGCTATTCCTCCCGATTGGCTGCCGCATCGTCGTTCGATGTGCGCGTCACGGTCGGCGACCCGGAATACCGAGCCACCTTTCCCGAGGTGCAGTTGCGCGACGATAGCCAAGCGCGCGACGAGTGGCGCACGACAGCGGGCGGCTTGGTCTATGCGGCGGGCGCTGGCGGCACGATCACCGGCTACGGGGCCGGCAAAGTTCGTCCTGGTTTTGGGGGCGCCTTCATCATCGACGACCCTCACAAAGCGGACGAGGTGCGCAGTGACGTTATGCGGCAGAACGTCATTGACTGGTACCAGAACACAGTCCAGTCGCGGGTAAACAGCCCCGAGACACCCATCATCGTCATCATGCAGCGACTGCACGAGCAGGACTTGGCCGGCTGGCTGCTGGGGGGCGGTACTGGGGAGGAGTGGACGCATGTCTGCCTGCCGGCCATCCAGGCAGACGGCTCCTCGCTGTGGCCTGAAAAGCACAGCATCGAGGAACTGCGCCGCATGGAGCAGGCAATGCCGTACACCTTTGCCGGCCAGTACATGCAGCGGCCTGCGCCGGCCGAGGGCGGCCTGTTCAAGCCCGATCGCATTCAGACCATTGACGCGGTGCCACTGGGCACGCCAATCAGCTGGATTCGCGGATGGGACATGGCATCGACCACGAACGGAGACTGGACGGCAGGCGCGAAGCTCGGCAGGCTGCCTGACGGCAGGTTCCTGATCGCTGACATGGTGCGAGTGCAAGAGGGGCCGGATGATCGCGACGCAATCATGCTGGCCACCGCCCGCCGCGACGGGTTCACCACGAAGGTAAGCATTCCCCAGGACCCGGGCCAAGCCGGCAAGACGCAAGTCACCTACCTGACCCGCCAGTTCGCCGGGTTCACCGTAGTGTCCAGCCCTGAAAGCGGCGACAAGATCACCCGGGCCGAACCGTTGGCCGCGCAGGTGAACGTCGGCAACGTGCTGATGGTTCGCGGCTCCTGGAATGACGCCCTGATCGAAGAAATGCGCATGTTCCCGAACGGTGCGCATGACGACCAGATCGACGCACTCAGCCGCGCGTTCGCCGAGCTCCTCGGCGGCAATCACCTAGGGTTGTGGGCCAGCCTCGCACCCGTTTGAACATGGCAAAACCGACCCTCGACAGCTTCCAGAACTTCCAGGCGGCGCTGGGGATCGGCGCGTCCAACCAGATCAGCAACAGCTTCTACGGGTTCAACCCGATCACACGGCTGCGCCTGCAGCTGGAGTGGATGTACCGCGGCAGTTGGCTGGTAGGCATGGCCGTTGACGCGCCGGCTGACGACATGACCCGGGCCGGCATCGAGCTGGAGAGCCAGCTCAAGCCCGAGGAGAAGGACGCGCTGCAGGAGGCCATTCAGGACCTGCAGATCTGGCAGAAGCTCAACGAGGTGATCAAGTGGTCGCGGCTATACGGCGGCGCGCTGGGCTATCTGCTGATCGACGGCCAGGATCCCGAATCGCCGCTCAACCTCGACAGCATCGGCAAGGGGCAGTTCAAGGGCATCATGCCCATCGACCGCTGGATGGTGCAGCCGACGCTGGCTGACCTGATCCAGGACCTGGGGCCAGACTACGGCCTGCCCAGGTACTACGACTTGGTGCAGTGGGAGCCGACGCTGAACTACTGGCCGCGCATCCACCACTCGCGCGTGGTGCGCATGGTGGGTATCCCCCTGCCGTTCAACCAGCGGATTTTCGAGAACTACTGGGGCGAGTCGGTCGTGGAGCGAATCTACGATCGGCTAGTGGCGTTCGACAGCACCAGCCAAGGCGCGGCGCAGCTGGTCTACAAGGCCCACCTTCGGATCATGAAGGTGGAGGGCCTGCGCAACATCATCGCGGCGGGCGGCGCGGCCATGGCTGGTCTGACGGCGCAGATGGCGAACATGCGCCAAACCCAGTCCAGCGAGGGCATTACCCTCCTGGACAGTACCGACGAGTTCGAGGCCCAGCAGTACGCTTTCTCCGGGCTGTCGGACATGATGCTGCAGTTCGGACAGCAGATATCGGGCGCCCTGCAGATCCCTTTGGTACGCCTGTTCGGGCAGTCTCCGGGCGGCCTGAACAGCAGCGGCGAATCAGACCTGCGCACCTACTACGACCACCTGGCCAAGCACCAGGAGACCGACCTGCGCGCGCCGCTGGTGAAGATCCTGGACGTCACGTCGCGCAGCACGCTGGGCCGCCCGCTTCCCAAGGGTTTCCGGTTCCGCTTCAACCCGCTGTGGCTCGTGACAGAGAAGGAGCGGGCCGATATCGCCGCCACCACCACCGACAGCTTGGTCAAGGCCGTGGAGTCCCAGATCATCACGCCTGCCGTGGCCATGAAGGAGCTTCGCCAGCAATCGCACCTGACCGGGCTGTATACCAACATCACCGACGAGGACATCGAGGAGGCGGAGAACGCTCCGCCGCCGGCCGAAGTTGACACGCCACAGGAGTTCCTCAAGCCGAACGAGCTGGGCGGGCTGAATCAGGAGGCGTGATGCTCACCCGCGACGACCGGAAGGACAACCTCCGTCAGTTCGGGCCAAAGGGCAACCCCTTCGGAAAGTCGCGCTGGATCGAGGAGAAGTACGCGCGCCAGCTTCGCGACGTAGCCAGGCAGATCGGCCGGATCGTGGAAAGCCATGACCCGATGACGATCAGCGGCCTTTCCGCGTTGCAGACGGCGTTGGGGCAGTACGCGGGCATCCTGCGGCCGTGGGCCGTTCGCACTGCTCAACAGATCGCCGAGCAGTTGGACCGGCAGGACCGCTCCATGTGGACGCGCCAGTCGGTGAAGATCGGTGCGCGCCTGCGCAAGATCGTTGAGAACGACCCGGCTGGCGCGCAGATGCGCGAGTTTGTCGAGCGCCAGGCCCACTACATCACGTCGCTGCCCATCGAAGAGGGAAAGCGGGTGCAGCGGCTGGCCATAGAGGCGAGGATGGCGGGGCGCCGCGCGGACGAGATCGCGCAGGAGTTGGCCCGGTCCGGCGAGGTCGCCCAGAGCCGCGCAACCCTGATCGCGCGCACCGAAATCGCGCGGGCCGGCTCGGTGCTGACGGAAACCCGGGCGCTGGCCATCGGCGCGACGCACTACATCTGGCGCACGTCGAAGGATCGCGCCGTCCGCCAGTCGCACCGCGAGATGGAGGGCCAGGTCTGCGAGATCGGCAAGCCGCCAACGCTGAGCGACGGCACGACCACGGCGCCCGGGCAGATCTACAACTGCCGCTGCACGGCGCAGATCATCCTGCCCGATCTCTAGTCGCCAGGAAGGCAGCGAACCCAGTCCCTGGCGGCGCCGTACTGGTTGGCATGCCCCCAGCACCAGCCGTTGTATTTGATCGCGGCGATCAGGGAGTCGCGTTTCTTGCACGCAGCGTCGGTTGCCGAAGATTTGCCGGATCCGCCGCGGCATGCGTCGTTGGCCGACTCTTCAGCGGTTGTCAACTTGCGGACCGCCGGAGGCATCAGGGCTTCCTGTCTCTTGGCCCAGTCGGTGCGGTAGATCTCGAACAATTCCGACCCCTTCGGATCCTCGACGACCTGAAATCCCGTCGGCTCGCCGCTTGACTGCATCGCGCCGAATGGAACGTCTGCCATCTTGCCGGTAGCTGGGAAATAGAGGCGGATCTGGCCGTAGGGATGCTCTCGCTCCCAGCAGATCGGTCCGAACGGCAGCTCATCGCCAGTCGTCTGAGAGACGGCGCTTGCTGCCATGGAGCCTGCCGGGCAGCCGGTTGCCCCTGGGTTGTTCGTGAGTTGCACGCTCACGGAAAGCGGCATCTCGAGCA